AGTTACGAGCAACGACTCTGACATTTCCACGCTGACAACGAACCTCGCTTCAACCGGCGACAATCTTCAGGCACAAGTTACGAGCAACGACTCTGACATTTCCACGCTGACAACGAACCTCGCTTCAACCGGCGACAATCTTCAGGCACAAGTTACGAGCAACGACTCTGACATTTCCACGCTGACAACGAACCTCGCTTCAACCGGCGACAATCTTCAGGCACAAGTTACGAGCAACGACTCTGACATTTCCACGCTGACAACGAATCTCGCTTCGACGGGCGATAACCTTCAGGCACAAGTTTGGACTAACGATACAGATATCTCCACCCTAACAACGAACCTCGCTTCAACCGGCGACAATCTTCAGGCACAAGTTACGAGCAACGACTCCGATATCGCTAGCCTGAACGTAGACTTAACTAGCTTGAGTGGCGAAGCGGTTCTGTTAACCGGAGTCCAAACGATAGGGGGCGACAAAACTTTTTCAGATGACGTAACGATATTAGGTGATCTAGCTGTAAGCGGCGACTTCACTCTAGGAGATGCAACGACCGATAGGATAACCACCAGAGGTGACCTTTATGTCGAAGATGACGCGGTGTTCAGTGATACTATAAGTGTTACCGGTGTTGCTCATTTTGCTGCAAACGTCGGCATCGGCACAGCTTCTCCTTCTGTGGCTTTGGATATTTCAGCTACTGACGCCATTAAGATTCCGGTCGGTACGACAGCCCAAAGACCAGCGACTGCTGATGGTTTGATGCGTCTCAATACCACCACTAATCAATTTGAAGGATATCAAAATAGCAACTGGCAGGGACTTGGTGGAGTAATAGACGTTGATCAGGATACTTACGTTAGCACAGAGAAGACTTCTGATGATGATATATTATTCTTTTATACTGCGGGTTCGGAGAAAGCGCGTTTAACGTCAACGGGTCGACTCGGCATCGGGGTCGCGGCTCCAACAGAGCGTTTGGACGTTTCGGGATCAGGCAAATTCAGCGGCGGAATAACAATCGCCACGGCTAACCAACTAGCATTCGGTGACAGTAACACGAGAATAGTAGGTTCGTCAGGTAGCGACTATTTGCGGTTTGACCCAGATGGGTCGGAGGGTATGCGTCTTACGGCAACAGGGCTCGGCATCGGGACTGCTTCGCCAGATTATCAGTTGCACGTTGATGGAACAGGTATTCTTGGGTTGGTTTCTACTATGCCTTATATTGAGTGGAATGAAGAAGACGCTGCTGCGGATATGCAGAAATGGGTTGCCCGTTCCAATGCAGGTGCTTTGCAAATACAAACCAAACTAGACTCTGGCGCTACAATTGACGCTTACCACATAACCAAAACCTCCACAGGAAGACCTGATGAACACCGATTCTTTACCGACCTAACACAAAGGATGGTAATTGATAGCAGCGGCAAAGTCGGTATCGGGACTGCTGCGCCAACCAGACTTCTTACATTAGAAAATAATACTGGTACCGTAATAAACGAATCTCAATTAAGGATTAATAATGCTGGTGCTGGAGACGCTTACGTTTATATGTATGCTGGGGCTGATTGGTCATTCGGTATAGATAATAGTGATGCTGATAAGTTTAAATTTAATATCTCTAATGACGTAAGCGACGGAACAGAAGTTTTAACTCTTCAAAGAGACGGCAAAGTCGGTATCGGGATTACTTCGCCTACAAGCACGCTACATGTTGTTGGTACAGCGCTAGTTACAAGCACCGCAAACTTCAATGGTAGTTATACAAATTTTGGTGGAGGATCAGGTGGTTCTGGTGCATCGATAGAATCTAACGGCAGAATTACAACTGACTATAGAATCGGAATTGGTACAACTACACCTAGCGTTCAACTCCAAACAACTGGCGACGTTATAGTCGGAGGCAACCTTACGGTTTCGGGCACGACGTTCACAGTCGATACATCAAATGTCCTTGTCGAAGATCCGGTTCTCTTGCTCGCCAAGAATCAAACTGGTGGGGCAGCCTTGGATGCAGGATTCCTCATTGAGCGCGGCAGTGATACAAATGTTGGATTTATTTGGGATGAGTCTGCTGATCAATTTGCAGTAATCAATACAACTGAAATAGCCGACGACAACGATATAACTATAGCAAGTTATGCGGCCTTTAAAGCTGGAGTTACGACGTTGACGGGAGCGCTGACAGGGACTACTGCTACGTTTAGCGGTTTAATTAAGGTAGATAGTGCAAACACTTATGCGGCTTTGCGGTTAGAGTCAACTAGTGGAATTTGGGATATAGAGAACGACGCCAGCACCTTTAAGGTGCAGTGGACGGGGGCAGACAAATTTACTCTAACATCAGCGGGAGTAGCCACATTTAGTGGTAATGTACTGGTTGCTTCAGGAGCAATTATTCTTTATGGCGATGGTGACGCCCTATTTGCTGGAACCTCGGCTAACATGAGTTGGGACAGGAGCGATTCAGCTTTAGAGTTCCAAGACAACGCAAAGATTAAGCTAGGAACTGGTGATGATCTACAAATTTACCATGATGGTTCTAATAGTTATATAGATGAAGTTGGAACTGGCGATTTAATTATAAAAGGAGGGAACGACATTATATTCAAAGATGCTGTCGGTAATCTTCTGGCTAACATGAATCAGTCCAATAGCGTAGAGCTTTACTTTGGCGGTTCTAAAAAGTTTGAAACAACTTCAACTGGCGTAGACATTACAGGAAATGCTACTTTTCCCGACAACGGTAAGGCCTTGTTTGGTGCTGGTAGTGATTTAGAAATTTTCCATAACGGTACTGATTCTTATATAAAAGATGTAGGATCAGGTGATTTAATTATTGAAGGCTCTAATAATATTTGGTTAATGAAAGCGGGTGGTGGAGAAGTCTTTTTGAGCACTGCCGACGATGGTGCAGTTGACCTCTACCACAATAACGCTAAAAAATTATTTACTACTTCAACTGGCGTAGGTATTAATGGTAATGCTACTATCACCTCTGCTGATGCAGGTGCAGGTAGTGGGCCATTTATTGAACTTTACAGAAATTCTGCAAGCCCAGCTAATGGCGACACTACCGGCTTAATCAATTTCCACAGCAACGATAGTGCTGGTAACAAAACAAGAACTAGCGCTATTTTTAGTAAGATAGTTGACGTTACTAATGGAAGTGAAGATTCGGAAATATATATAACCAATATGATGGCAGGTTTGGAGCGAGATGTCTTCCATATTTCTCCAACTGAAATTGTATTAAATCAAGACTCAAAGGATCTAGATTTTCGTGTTGAGTCTGATAACGACGCTAACGCTTTGTTTGTTCAAGGGTCCGACGGCAAAGTCGGCATCGGGACTAATGCGCCGGGTGCTCTGCTTGTTGTACAAAACAATAACACGGGTGCACCGAGCACAGATGCGAACGTTGGGTTGTTGATCGAAAACACCAACGCCGCTGGTTCAGCCATTTTAAGAATGCGCGGTGGCGATGGTGCTGCGAGGTTGATGTATGGTGAGAATAATTCAACCGACAAGCTTTATATTACTCCGCGCAATCAAGACGGTAAGCACGTTGTTTTTGACCAAGATTGCAATGTTGGTATAGGGACTACTACGCCTTCTGTTACTTTAGATATTTCTGCTACCGACGCCATTAAGCTTCCAGTCGGTACGACGGCCCAAAGGCCAACGGCCGCTGATGGCATGATGCGCCTTAATACTACTACCGACCAGTTCGAAGGTTACAACAATAGTGTTTGGCAGGGGCTCGGTGGAGTTATCGATGTTGACCAAGACACCTATATTAGCACAGAGAAAACTTCGGATGATGATACGCTGTTCTTCTATACTGCTGGAGCAGAGCGGGCGAAGATAGACAACGCAGGTAATGTTCATGTTGCTAACGATTTAACTATTTCCGGTAACCTTGCAGTAAGTGGAAACTTTACCTTGGGAGACGCAACGACCGACAGGATAACCACGAGAGGTGATCTTTATGTTGAGGATGATGCGGTGTTCAGTGACACTATACGTGTTAGCGGTGATGCGTATTTTGCTGGGGATGTTGGTATAGGAACAGCTACGCCTTCTGTTTCCCTTGATATTGTGGGAACAGATGCGGTTAAGCTTCCTGCCGGTACTGTTGCGCAAAGACCTTCCGCTGCAGAAGGTTTGATTCGTTTAAATACTGATAGCGATAGATTTGAAGGGTACAACGATGGTAACTGGCATGCATTAGGTCAAGGCACGGGGAATTTAACTTCCGATACGTTTACGGCTAACGGTGTATTGTCGGGCTTTGCTTTAACTGCAACTCCAAATACCGACAAGGATGTTTTGGTTAGTGTCGGAGGTATCGTACAGACCCCTACCACAAACTATGTCGTAGCCTCCAGTACTCTAAACTTTACCTCCATTCCGCCAAGCGGAGTTGAAATAGAAGCAAGACATTTAAATGTAGGTTTCATACATTATGATGACGAAACAATACCGGGTGATAAAATCTTTCCAGATGATATAACTATACTGGGTAACCTTGCTGTAAGTGGTGACTTCACTTTGGGAGACGCAACAACCGACAAGATAACTACGAGAGGTGATCTTTATGTTGAAGATGATGCATTTTTTAGTGATAAAGTTGGCATCGGGACTACCGCACCAGAGCAAGCGCTTCATGTTAAATCTGCTGCTAACCAGATTAGAATTCAAGATTCAACAAACAACAAAAAATTTGATCTTAATGTAGACGGCGACAAGTTCATGATAGATGACATGAGCGTCGGGTCTAACAGATTTGCTATTGCATCTGACGGCAAAGTTGGCATCGGGACTAATGCGCCAAGTGATAAATTAGAAGTTCGAGGCGATATTCGAATAGGTAATGAAACAAGTGGGTATATTAGATCTGACGGAAATATCTATCTTGATCCTGATGCAAATTCTGTAAATATTTATGATAACGCATCTGCAAAAATATTAAATGTTTATAATGCTGCAGCTGTTGGAGTTAGGCTTCACAGTAATGGAGCTTCTTATTTTAATGGAGGCAGTGTCGGTATCGGGACTACTGCGCCGGGTCAAATACTGCATCTTAAAGCATCTCTTCCTGTTATTAGGTTAGAATCAGCTAATAGCCAAACACGAATAGATTTCTATGATGGCTCTTCTGGACAGGCATCAATCGGAGTAAACCCTACTCATGGTGATGCATTTTGTATAGCTGCTGGTGGTAATTCTCTTACTAACGATTCTAAATTAGTAGTTAAACCAGACGGCAATGTCGGCATCGGGACTACTGCTCCAGATACTTTATTTCATGTAGAAGGGACTAATCCTGTGGTTACTGTAATGCCTGCTGGAAATAGTGGTTTAGCCAGCGTACAATTCTATAGAACAACAGGAGCTGGTACGGAGATTGCGTCTGGAAAAATTGGATCAAAAACAGGCAACCAAGCAGGTTTAGAAATCTCAACGTCAGACGCCAGTAACTCTCCACATATAACGATAGAGTCTGCTGGCCATCTATTATTGCAATCTGCAAGTGGCAATGTCGGCATCGGGACTACTACGCCAGATGCTAAACTTCATGTAGCTGGCGACATAGTTATACCACAAGATTCGTACCTTTATTTCGAAGGGGACAGTGATGATGCCCTTAACAGACTAGGGAGAAACAACAGCGAGAATGCTGTATTGTTAACCGCGAGATATCATGTTGGAATTTTAATAGATTCTAATAATGATGACACAGATTCGGCGTTTACAGTTGGCCACAATGGGACAACATTGGCTACGGCTGGAAGTTTGTTTAGGGTTCAGTCTGACGGCAAAGTCGGCATCGGGACTACTTCGCCAACGGCCAAACTTGAGGTTTATTCCACTAATGTGAACGAGGGCATAGACCTTGTTGGAAACATTTCTAGCGCGAATCAAAATTCAGATAGTCTACGGTTACGTTTCCAAGGTTATGCACAAACTAACGGGCCTTTCATTCAGGCCGTCAATACGGTAGCATACGGGATGAAAAGGCTGGGCTTCTTTGTAAACAGAACCGCTAATGATTATACCACATTGCCCACAGAATCAGTAAGCATTCTGAATAACGGCAATGTCGGCATCGGGACTACTACGCCGGGGCATAAACTAACCGTTAAAAGTTCAGGGACGGACACCTACCCAATAATGGTTGAGAAAAACGGCAACACAAATTCAATTTTTGCAGTACAAGAAGATGCCAGCGGTCATGGTAATATAAGAGTAAATAATAGCACCGCAACTAAAGTGCTAATAAATAGTAGCGGCGACTCATATTTTACAGGTGGCGAGGTCGGTATAGGGACTGCTGCGCCAAATGTTAGGTTTCATGTTGAAACAAGCGTAGCAGACGTCCTCTCCAAATTCATAAATACAGATGGAACAAACGGACACGGCTTACTCATTAAGGCTGGAGGTTCTGCAAGCGGAAAATATATAGCAACTTTTAGGGATGCAGCTAACAACACTAGAATGCATTTATTGGCTGACGGCAATGTCGGCATCGGTACTGCTACGCCAGCTAGGCCGCTTCATGTTGAGGGATCAGTTTCCGATAACTTGATTAGGGTCCAGAACACTAACTCAAGTTCTTATAGTTCAATCGAATATTATAATAGCGCAGGGTCATTAAAAGGAGTAATGGGCATAGGAAATCCAAGCGCCCCTGATCCTTGGAAAGATAATGCGTATATTTATAGTGCAGCTTCTACGGATATACTCTTTGCTGCTGGTACAACAGAAAAAATGCGTATTAAGTCTGACGGCAAAGTCGGCATTGGGACTACTGCGCCAAGGAGCCTTTTGGAACTTGGGTCTAGTGGGCTTCATATAGATGATAATTATGGAATAGCGAACTTCTTTGGGGGGATGTATTATAATGGTAGTAGCATGGTTCGTACTGCTACTGGCACTCGCGCACCGGCAGGTATGTATGTTAACACAGGTGGTCACATCCAATTTATAACCGCTCCAGAAACTAGTGGTACAACTGCTACTGAATCAATAAAATTTCATATTGATAATAACGGCAAAGTCGGCATCGGGACTACTACGCCGGGAAGTTATTGGGCGAGTGCAGATGACCTTGTGATAGTAACGACTGGTAACACAGGAATGACTCTTGTTGCTGGTACGACTTCTTCTTCAAGCGCTATCGCCTTCGCAGACGGGACGGGTAGTTCATCTTACAGGGGTCGTATAGAATACAATCACAGTACTGATAAATTAATGTTAGGTGCAGGAGGTGCAACTCCGTTTGCTATTAAAGGTGATGGAAATACTTCTCTTCCCGATAACAGCAAAGCTTTATTTGGTACAGGAGATGATTTACAAATTTACCATGATGGAAGTCATAGTTATATTGATGACGCAGGGACAGGTGGGCTTTATTTAAGATCAAACGATTTTAGGGTTTATAATGCTGCTGGTACAGAAAGAATGATTCAAGCTGATGATGATGGGGCTGTTGTTCTCTACCACAACGCCCTAACAAAACTAGCCACAACTGCAACCGGTGTTGATATTACCGGTCAGTTATCCGCCACAACCAAATCATTCTTAATCGATCACCCGACCAAACCCGGCAAGAAATTAAGACACGGTTCCTTGGAAGGACCGGAGAACGGAGTCTACATCCGCGGCCGTGGAGATAATAATATAATTACTTTACCTGAATATTGGACAGAACTAGTAGACAAGGACAGCATAACAGTCCAACTGACACCTATAGGAAAACATCAACACATATATGTTGAAAAAATAGAAAACAATACAGTGTATATACAATCAGATGAAACAAGAAAAATGGCACAAAATTTCAAGTTTATTGATTATTATTATTTAATATTAGCAGAGAGAAAAGACGTGGATAAACTAGTAATAGAGGAATAAAATGGCACAAGACGTACTCATAACACCAGCTTCGACCAAGGTAGCATTTACTGATGCAGGAGATGTAACGACTGTATTGCGCACAAGTAGTGGAAGATTTGAGTTTAAGGATTCGGGGGAATCTTCTTTTGTTGATTTGTATGCTAATGATATAGTTCTTGATGGTAACCTTACTGTTGGGGGAACGACAACTACTGTTAATACTTCAAATGTTTTAATAGAAGATCCTATTTTACAATTAGCGAAAGGCCAAACAAGCGGATCGCCGACTGTTGATATAGGATTCCTTGGGTTAAGAGGGAGTTCAAGTAACGTAGGATTTATATGGGACGAGAGCGATGATGTGTTTGCTGCTATACTGACTACCGGGGATGGGTCAGGCACAACTTTGACTCCTGCGAGTTATGCGGGTTTTAAGGCTGGAGCAGCGACATTTAGTGCTAATGTAATTATAGATGCTGGCAGCGGCGCAGCGGGGAGTCTTTCAGCGAATCTTCAACTGGGTCGAGGTACTTCCAATAGATTTTATATTTCAACAATTAGAGCAGGGGCCTCGAACGACGCAGACGGTTTGGCTTTTCTTTTCGGTAGCACAGAACGGATGAGAATCAACTCAGGCGGCAAAGTCGGCATCGGAACTACGAGTCCCCAAAACTTATTAACTGCCTCCGCGTCTCACACATCTTACGCAGTAGCGGGTGGTGGAGCATTTATAGAAGTTGCACGAACAAGTGGGGCAGATGCAGGTTTCTTAATAAACAAGGACACTGGTCAATGGGCGATGGGTATTGATAATAGTGATGGCACAAATCCACCACTAAAATTTGAGTATGATTCTGGAGGTTCAGCTCATGCAGGGTTTACTTCAGGCGCTCAGATGGCACTTACTTACGATGGAAGATTGGGCATCGGGACTACTGCGCCTTATTCCTTATTGGAGACTAAACTAGCTGCTGATCCGACAAGTTTCGCAAACGCTGGTA